TAGTTTGACTTTGTAAAAAAAAATATGTAACTTAGCAAAATATTAGGAACGAATAACTTATTTACTTATAAATTATATCTAAAAAAAATATAAATTATATTATAAAAAGATATAAAAAAAAATATGAATAAAGGATAACTGTGTTCGATTTAAAAAAAAGAATATATTTATAAAAAAAAAGTCTTTTAATAGATATATGTAAATAACTTTTTTAATTATTATACCAATACAATACTAATATATCTTATATTTGTTATACAAAACTAACTGACTGACTGACCAACAAAACACAGTTTATTTTTTTATTGTTATTTCTATTTGCCAAAATGGAGGGGTATTAAAAAAAAATACCTCTCTTTTTTTGTTTATTAAATATATTTTATATTTTTGCTTAAACAATAAAATATAAAATTATGAATTTAAGTGAAGCAAATTGGTTAGAGTTAAGAGAACACATAAACAGACTTATAGAGGTAGACCCTAGTGCTACCGATGTTATGGTTACTCTACAATTAAAAGAATCCAATAACAAAGAAAAGAATTTCATTAAGCTAGGTATTAATTTAATTTAATATTATGGGTTTAAGAAAAAAACACAAAAGAAAGGCTAATAGCTTTTCTTTACATAAAGTGGACTATACAGACACTTACACAGAAGAAATGGATTGTGAAGGCTTATCTATCCTTAAATGGAGTATGTTTGATAGTCCTTGCACTTTAGGTAGTGGTAAAATGTTTATGGAATCAGAACCCGTAGTAATATTAGATGAGGTATTTAGACAACAAAGGGTTACTGCTTTTGTAGAGCAAGGTTATTTAAGTAAGAATTATGCAGATAGATTAGGTATACCTACTAATAGTGGTCATAGAGTTGGTAAATCTATTAAACTTAGATGTATAAATAAACATAAGAGATTAGTCATCATAAGAGGTCTTATTCAGTATGGTATAGAGAGAATACAAGTATCTAATGAATGGTTGTATTTTGACACGGATAACTATCTAAAAGAAAAAGAATTTACTATTTTTTAAAATAAATTTTGGTATTGTCAAATAAATTTATAGATTTGTAGAACATTAACGAAATAACAAATAACAAATGAAAGATTTAGTAGATTTTAAAAACCATCAGATTGAAGCCTTACAAGACAAGATTTCAGAGTTGGAAAAATTAAACACAACATTGCATACTTGGGTGTTTGAACTTACACAAGATAACTGCCCTAAAGAATATGCTAAGGTATTGAGAACAGAATTAACCAAAATAAATAAACAGTAACATTATGACAATTTTAGAAAAATTACAAAGAATCCAATTAGAGTTGAAAGCACCTAAAAATCAAAGGAATGCTTTTGGTAAGTATAATTATCGTTCGGCAGAAGATATATTGGAAGCAGTTAAACCTTTTGAGGGCAAGTACAAAGTAATCATTAAGATTACAGATGAGTTAAAGCAAGTTGGAGAATACATTTATGTAGATTCAGAAGCTAAGATGATAGATGTAGAATCTTTAGACAGAGAGAGTTCTGTATGCTCTAACGCACAAGCTATTATAGACTTTAGTGCTAAAGGTATGCAAATGCCACAAAGGACAGGTTCTGCTAGCAGTTATGCTAAGAAGTATGCTATCTCAAATTTATTGCTTTTAGATGACACTAAAGATAGTGATGCTACATTAGATGACACTAAAGATAGTGATGCTACAAATACTCACAATAGTAAATCTTCTTTACCAACATTAAAAGCAGGTAGTCCCGAATTTAATAAAGTTTATGAATTTATGACTAAAGGTGGAGAGATTAGTAAAGTTAAATTAAAGTATGTTGTAACTAAAGAAGTTGAACAATTATTAAATAAGTAATAACCAATTAAAATTAAAAATTATGAGTTTACAAGTAAAAGGAACAGTTAAAGAATTGTTGAAAGTAGAAAAAGGTGTCGCTAAAAGTAGTGGTAACGAATGGCAGAAACAAACATTAATAGTAACTAACAATGAGGGTTACGAGGGTAAAGAGCAATTATTCGCTTTTGAAGTGTTTGGACAAGAATCTGTTGAGAATTTAAGTAAGTATAATAAAGTAGGAGATTCAGTTGTAGTTAAATTTAATATTAAATCTAATGAATTTAATGGTAGATATTACACTTCATTACAGGCTTGGAGAATAGAAAAGGCTGAAGAGAAGTCTAATGATATTGGAGTTCCTGCTCAAGAGATAGTTGATGACTTGCCTTTTTAATATTTAGGTTTTTTAATCATTACAAAACCCTTTAATCTAGTCAATTAGAGGGTTTTTTTATAACAAATAACAAATAGAAAATGAAAGTAACAAAAGATAATTTAGATTACGAGTTAAAAGACACTAAGAAACAAGATGATTCAGATATAGAATCTAACAGAATGTATATGGAAATGCTGATGGAAGAGTGCCATATAGACATTTCTAAGGAAATAAAACACCCTCCTATTGCTATTGGATTTAAAACGAAAGAGGTTGTTACTAAAAACGGAATGCAAAACTTTCCTAATCCTATTGGAACTTATGGTAACTTTAGCTTTGTACAAGCACCTCCTAAGTCAATGAAAACGTTCTTTATTAGCTTACTTGTTTCTGCCTACATAAACCCTAAAGGACTACATACAAGAGGTATGATTTCTGAAAGAGGTTCTAGGAGATTAGTACACTTTGATACAGAACAAGGGGAATGGCACGCACAGAGAGTGTTTAAAAGACAGCAATGGATGAACAAGTCATCTAAATTAGATTTCTATGATACATTTGCTTTAAGAGTTTTGTCCCCTAAAGATAGAGTAAGTCTTATTGAACACTACTTAGAATCAGTAAGTTCTAATAGAGAAGAAGTAGGTTTAGTAATTATAGATGGTGTAGCTGATTTAATTTCTGATGTGAATAATCTTGAAGAGAGTTCTTATGTGGTTCAAAAGATAATGACTTGGACTGCTAAGTATAACTGCCACATAGTAACTGTAATTCATAGCAATAGTGGTTCAGACAAACCCACAGGTCATCTAGGTAGCTTTTTAGAGAAGAAAGCAGAAACACAAATAATACTAGAAAAAGATGAGAACAAATTAGGTTGTATAACTGCTGTATGTAAGAGAAGTAGAAACACACCTTTTGAACCATTTGACTTTAAGCTAGATGATAGTGGACTTCCAATTATAGTTGACCTAAAGGACTTCTAGTAACACACATACTTTTATTCTTTACCCTTAGTAAACGTTTTTGTTTACTAAGGGTATTTTTGTTAATAAGTTTTTTTGATATGTGTTGCTTTTATTCTTAAATTTAACTATGCAAAATAAAGATAATTATACGACTAGATTTGAAACTAAATCCGATTTGGATAGAGAAACAAAAGCAGTTGAATTGTTTTGCAATACATATAATTTAGCATATAAGAAGTTAGGTTCTAACGATATAGATTTTAAGATTTACAAAAGAGATGGTTCTTTTCTATTTTATTTAGAAGTTAAAGGAAGATTAAGGACTTTAGAATATTGCTACCCTCTACCTTTATCTATAAGAAAACTTCACAAGATGATGAACACAAGAGAGAATGGTGTAGTTGTTTGGGCTTGTACTGATGGTATAATATTTTCTAGGATAGAAAAGCTAAGAGGAGAATTGAGAATCGGAGGTAGGAAACCTAGAGATGGTTCTTTTAACGATATTGAGTTTATGTCTTATTTTGACAAGAACGATAATTTTAAACAATTAAGATATGAATGATTTTAGACCTAGATTAAGAGGTAACAAACGTAAGGCATTTGAGAATATTACTAAAGATGAACAAAGAGTTTTAGTGATTGGAGATTTGCACGAACCATTTTCTTTAGACAGTTATCTTGACCATTGTAAGGAGGTGTATGCAAAGTACAACTGTAACAGGGTTGTGTTTATTGGAGATGTTATTGATTCACATTACAGTTCTTATCACGAATCAGACCCCGATGGATTGAGTGGTGGCGATGAATTAGATATTGCAATCCACAGATTGAATAGATGGTATCAAGCATTTCCTAATGCTGATGTACTTATTGGTAATCACGATAGGATAATATCAAGAAAAGCATTTAGTAGTGGAGTGCCTAAGGCTTGGATAAAATCATTTAATGAAGTATTGGAAGTTCCAACTTGGAATTTCTTAGATAGGCTTGTTGTAGATGATGTTCAATATATTCACGGAGAGGGAGGTACTGCCCACACAAAATGTAGAGCAGATATGATGAATAGTGTACAGGGTCATTTACACACTCAATGCTACACACAATGGTTTGTAGGAGCTAACTTTAAAGTTTTTGGTACTCAAGTAGGTTGTGGTATTGACTTCGATAAGTATGCTTTTGCTTATGCAAAGAGAGGTAAGAAACCTGCTATTGGATGTGCAGTAGTTATGGGAGGTAAAACAGTTATAAACGAATTAATGGATTTATAATGGTACATAAGATTATATCTCCTTTATACATAGATTTACCTAGAAAGACTAAAAAAGATAAAAGGGTTTATCTTAATTTAAACACTTACAGGAACTTAAACTTTATAGTAAACAATCAAGTTAAGAAAACGTATTTAGAGAGCCTTAGAGGTCAGTTAGAGGGTCTAGAGATACAAACACCTGTTGAGATAGAATATAAGGTCTATAAAGCCTCTAAAAGGCTATTAGACAAGATGAATGTAGTAAGCATAGTTAGTAAGTATTTGTTGGATGCTATTACGGAATTAAATTGTTGGCAAGATGATAACGATAAATTTGTAAAAAAGGAAACTATTTTACCAACGGAACTAGACAGGGATAATCCTAGAGTTGAGGTTCTAATAAAAGAAATTTAATGTTAGATAAGATTGCAAAGCATCAAGATTTATGGATTAAGATGCTAATAAATTTAGGTTGTGACTATGATACAGCACAGGACATCACGCAGGATATGTATATCAAGATACACGACAAAGTTAAAGACCCTAAACGTATAATGTATGGAGATGAAGTCAATAGATATTACATATTCATAACTTTAAGAAATTTGTACTTTGATTACTTGAAGAAGAGAAAAAGAAGTATTTTTGTACCTTTAATGGAAAACGATGATGTAGAGGAGGTTGATTCTGTTGATGATGAGGATAACGCTTTTAAGGTGTTGATGCAGAAGATTGATGATGTAAAGAGTGAGTTAGAAGATTACGACAAGATACTATTTGACTTGTACTTTATGAAAGGTTTTTCTTTGAGGAAGATATCAAAAGGTTCAAACATAGGTTTATCATCTATACACGGGTCTGTTTTAAAAATTAAACAGGTATTAAGAAAAGAAATTAGTGAGGATTTACAGGATTATTTTAACGAAGATTTTGACAGAATATGATTAAAAAAGACAGTTATTACTTAGATTTAGAAAGTAAAGGGTATTACGATACCATAGACAAAAGGAGTAAAGATTACAGAGAGTACAAGAAATGGAAATCTAGTAAGTACGAAGAGTTAAAGGAGAACATAGAAAAGAAACCTAAAGGTCTTGGAGATACTATTGCAAAGGTTACTAAAGCCTTAAAGATAGATAAAGCAGTAGAATGGTTAGCAGGAGAAGATTGTGGCTGTAAAGAAAGACAAGAGGTTCTTAATAAGCTATTTAGTTTCAGTAAAGTTAATTGCATAAGTGAAGATGACTATATTTTCTTAACTGAATTTTTTGCTAAGAAAGGTAAGTTGGTTTATTACGATAGGGTTCGATTACTTCAGATACATAGCCATATATTTAATCTAAGATTTGCAGACACTACTTGTAAGCCTTGTTTACAGTCAGTAGTCAAGACATTAAAGAAGTATTTGGAAAATTACAAATAATTGCATAGATTTGTTGCTTAACAATAAAACTATAATAAAATGAAAGTAATTTTTGATGCAGACAGTTTGATTTATGCTTCTTGCTTTAAGAGTAAGGAGGAAAGAGAAAGTAGTGATGACTTATTTGAAACTGATGTTATCGTTGCTTTAAGTAAGTTTAACGATAAATTCATAGACTTATTATCTCGATTAAGGGAAAAAGCCGTTGTAGATGATGTTATTGTTTGCAACGGCTCTAAGTATAACTTTAGAACAGAGGTATCTAAGGATTATAAAGCCAATAGAACTCAAAAGAAACCATCTATACTTAGTGACCTACACGAGATTATAAAGATGGATTATGGTTCTACTTATGGTATTGGTGTAGAAACAGATGATGTTGTTGCTACCTTGTGGAAAGATGAAGTTGACAAGAATGGTGTAAATTCTGTTTTGATTATGTCTTTAGACAAAGATTACAAACAGTTCCCTTGTTGGTTTTATGATTACCACCCAAAAAGAAACTCACTAACAAAGATAAGTGAAGAAGAAGCAAACAAGAATTTCTACTCTCAAATGATAGTTGGAGATTCAGCGGACAACATAAACTACTGTAAGGGTTATGGTTCTTCTTATGCTAATAAGATATTCAAAGATAAGAGTAGTGAGTATTCTATGTTTAGTAGCACTTACAGGCTTTATAAACAGATTTGGGGAGAAGAAGCTAAAGATAAGTTTAATGAAGCTAGAACACTTTTAAAACTCAAGACAGATTGCCATGAAAACATTAAGGGATGATGACAAAGCTAATATAGATTTTTGGTACACTTGGTGTGTAGATGAACTTAATAATGGTTTACCTTTTTATATCCTGTACGATATACTAAAAGATAGAGAGGAACAAGAAGATTACATAGCTTGTGCAGGTATTTTTAAAGCTATAAATTGGTTTAAATATGAATTAAATACAGATGAAAGCAACACAGACACATTATGAAACCGTGACAAATATTCACGGTTTAATAGACGTAATTAACGACTATGAGATGAATTTTTGCAGGGGAAATATACTGAAATTTACGAACACGAAAATTAAAACAAATGAAAGCAACACAGACACATTATGACAACGGAAAGGATTACGACTTAATTGATGTAATTAACGACTATGAGATGAATTTTTGTAGAGGAAACATACTAAAATACATAGCAAGAGCAGGAAAAAAACAAGATGAGTTAGGCGATTTATTAAAAGCTAAAGACTACTTAGACAGAGAGATACAGAGATTAAGGGATTTATAAAAGTCCCTTTTTTTTATTTTCTTTAAATAAAAGTGTCAAAAAGTTTTTTTGTATTATTGAAATACTATATATTTGCTAATAGATAATAATAAACAATAAACAAAATGGAAGTAACAAAGTATTATCACAAAAACTCAGACATAATAGCATCTGAAACAAGAATATATCCTAACGGTAATCGAGAGGAAACAACTTATGATGAAGATGGAAATATCTTAACCTTGAAATCTTATGAAAATAGTTGGCATATTCAAACTTTTAATAAAGATGGGAACACAATAAGTTATGAGGAATCTAGTGGTTATAAATCTGAATTTACCTACGATGAAGATGGGGAGGAGTTGACATATAAAAGTTCTGATGGAGTGTATTTAGTAAAAGGTGTTAAAGTATCAAAGAAAGAGTTTAATAAATTTTTAAACAATAAATAAGATGGAAGGAATAAATAAACAAGGTGCTAATTTAACAAATGCTGATTTAAGAGATGCTATTTTAAGAAGTGCTGATTTAACAAATG